ACAAGGTAGGTACTTCATAGTACACTTTAAAGAATTGTTTGCCCTTGATGGCAAAGAATCTGATATCTCTATGTCTGATATCGAGCGTCGCAATGTTATTGCTGAACTCCTTCAAGACTGGGGATTATTAAAGATCCTTGATAAATCAAAGGCAGAACCCAAAGCATCTCTATCTCAGATTAAGGTAGTTTCTTATAAAGAGAAGGGCGAATGGGAATTAGTGCCTAAGTATAATATCGGCGGCATTAAAAGATCACCTAAAGAATAATAGAATTGACTATTGGTTTTTAATACTTTTAACTAGCCCAGTTTTAAAAGTATCACATAGATATCTATGTAGAATAATCTACACCTTTTAAGGAGATCTACCATGTGGACAAAACCAGCTGCTACTGAAATGCGTTTCGGTTTCGAAGTCACAATGTACGTAATGAACAAGTAATTGTTTATGGTACAAACAAAGGGGGCCCCAGGGTCCCTTTTTTATTGGGCCTATGTACATTAATTAAATGTTATGGTATAATGGGTAATAGTAGTACTAAAGGAGATTCAAAATAGCTATACCAAATAAAAAATTTAAACCAAAACAGACTGATTCTAAGCAAGGTCTATTCGTAGACGTGCAAGAAGGTCAGTTTGAAAAGGCGTTTCGTAAGTTTAGAAACAAGGTAGAAGATTCCGGTCTATTGATCGAGATTAGAGAACGCATGGAATATGAAAAGCCATGTGTAGCCCGTAAAAAGGCAAAGAGCCAAGCGAAGAAACGCTGGTTGAAAAAGGTAGCATCTACTCAACCACCTAAAAAACTATATTAAGGAGAAGATTATGGGTAACCGCGATAAGAAAAAAGAATCAAAGGGCAGACCTAAAAAAGATAAGTTGCCTAAATAATGACTGCTAAGAACGACATCACTGGAGATAGCATCATTTCCAAGGGTGGATCTGAACAGTTCGATAAGAACTATGATGCAATCGATTGGTCAGTTAAGTTTGATGACACGCCTAAAGACGGCAGTCAAAGACTTAATCATGAAGGTAAACTTGAACGTTATTATGGAGGAGCATGGTGTGCAACACATCAAAAAGAAGGTTGAACTACCAAGAGTAGATATTGCAGCAGTTCTTGCTGCTCATGAAAAGACTAGAGAAGGCAGCCGTTATACGATGATCCTTGAAGCAGCTTATAGAGCAAGAGACATTGAAAAACGCAGAGACTTCTTAGACCGTAAAGCTGAGAAGCTTCATTATTACGGCTATAAGCCAATCAATCAAGCTCTTCAAGACATGATTGATGACGCTAAAGTATTATAAATAAGATTAGATAGGTCACTATCTAGCCTGCAGCCTTCGGGGGCAGGATTTTGTTAAACTCGCTTAATTAAGGAGAAAAAAAATGCGAACAACAAACGTTTCATTTGGCCCTATTTGGCCATCATCAGTTGGTTTTGACAACATCATCAATGAGCTAGACGCTTTAATGCATGCTCAAACACCAGCTTCAACATTCCCACCTCACAACATTATTAAAGTAGATGATTACAACTACATCGTAGAATTGGCAATCGCAGGCTTTAATAAGCAAGAGGTAACTATCACCCTTAAAGATTCAGTACTTGAGATCAAAGGACAAAAAAATCCTGAGGACGAAGTACAGTATCTACATAAGGGTATTGGTACAAGATCATTCGTTAAGACCATTAAACTTGCTGACACAGTAGAGGTAGTTGGATCAGCTGAGTTCCAAAATGGTATCTTACGTGTTGCTCTTTGTAATGTTATCCCTGACTCTAAGAAGCCTCGCACAATCGAGATCTCAGATGGTTTACCGCCATCTGCTAATATCGAACGTGTTAGAGAATTATTAGCTGAAAGAGATAATTCAGATAGTTAAAAGGGCGGGGAGAGTAATCTCCCCCTCTCATAAATATATGATGAAGCATTTAACAAAAGATTTAGTATCCTACCCGTTTTTACGGAGGGGAAACTATCAACTGAAGGTTTCAGTACTTAAAAACATGAGTGTCGTAGTCGTAGGTAATCATCTTATGGACATTGATAAATTTTTTGTGAAACACTTTGGAGACTTAGAAGAAGCAGCAAATTTTATTGAATTTATATTATTAAAGGATGAGTACGATGGCGGACACTAAACTATTATTAATCAAATTAACAAGCAGCGAAGAGATCCTTTGTACACAGATCTCATCAGGCGAAGGCGCTATGGTCATTAAAGACGCAGTCTTATTGATCTATAGACAAGCTAAAGAAGGAGCAATGTCAGTAGGATTTGCCCCATTCATGCCTTATGCTGACGGTACAATATCATTAAACCATACAGCTATTGCTGCAAACGGTTACCCAAAACAAGACTTAGCAGACGAATATAACAGGATCTTTGGTTCTGGTATCGTTATTGCTGGTGCAAACGACGCAGCATTTAAAGCGTAATAATTGTACTTTTAATCCCATACGGGATATAATATATTATGAAATCAGTTCCAGACTTCATTGAAGGTCATAAGACTTCCAATGATATATTGATCTTAGGCCAATGTCCCTCTTCTAAAACTAAACCGTTTAAGAATGGGACATTTGCACGTCTAAGTAAATGGTTAGAAGTCGTAGATGTACATGCATTTGCATTTCACAATGTGATACCAGATAAGATCAACAGTTATGATATAAAAGATGTGCAATATAAAAAACTGTATACTGTAACATATGGTAGAAAGAAGATCATAGCGTTAGGTGGGTTTGTAGAACGCGTATGTAAGAAGTATAACATACCACACTATAAGATAGATCACCCATCTCCACGCAATAGAAACTTGAATGATCCTAAATATGAAGAACAGATGCTAATTAAATTAAAAGATTATTTGAATGATTGAAACAACAAAATACTATGATGAGTATATAAGATACTTTAATCTTGCAAAGGATCAGCAAGAAAAATGTAATGTATCTCTTAAACCTCCATATGGTATGACACCACATGCAGAATCAGATATGAACGATGATCTGCTACATCATGTTGAACTATACGATGTTGTCGAACGTAAGTATGCAGGGTTTTCTCAGATAGTTAATGATGTATTTTATGGTTGGACGGATAAGCATCCGTATTGGGAAAAGATGAAAGCCGGTAAGATAACATCTCAGCGAGATATAGTTGCACATAACTGGACCGGCAAACACACAGACTTTAGTTTACCAGAATGGCTGTACATCTTTATTCTCCATCGAGTATGCGGTTCTGCAATCAACTACGCAACGAAACCTAGCGGATACCATAATACCTTGCTATTCTCGTTACACAACTGTAAGACGATAGAAGACATGGTTGAGATGATCAATACATATCAATACTCGTTCTATACTTCTGTAGGTTATCAGTTCCCAGCATTTCCAAAACCACCATCAGAATCTAAGTATAAAAGAGGTGGAGATTATTACCTATCAGAGTATGCACCTCGATTAGCAAGAGAACTCGCAGATTTTTTAGAATCAGGTGGTGAACGATCATTAAGAGAGATTGGTTCGTTCATGCTAGATTGGAATGTTAAGAACGATCTTAGACAGTATCACTTTCAATATGCAGCAGTGGTTGCAGATATAGCAGATTGGTATCCACAGTATGTTGATAAGACTTCACCGTTCTACTACGGTACAAATGCAGTAGAGTGTATCTCTTATCTTGCTAAACCATCAACTAAGATGAAGCAAGAACAATTCTTAGATCTAGTTATGGAACGGATCTATAGAGATACTGGTGCATATCCTTACAATGCAGAAGACGTGTGCTGCGACTTCATACGATGGGTAGAAAACTATGTTCGACCTGGCGCAGATTATAATCATCTTGACTTTGATTCAGTATGGTCATCATGTCGTATTAAAGATCATCCATTTGGTAGACAAGAAGCTATGCTCAAACTTGGTCTCATAGATACATTTAATAACATGACTGCTCATCCATCAGATGACACTATCATTAAAGCAAATAACATGACAGTACAACAGTATAAGGAACTATGCAAAACACTCTAGCTCGATTCATCGAAAACGTAGAATATAAAAACATCACCTATAAGGGTACAAGTCCTGTAGTATTAAAAGATGGTAAACCTACGGAATCTTGGATGAAGGATTGGCCACTCGAAAAACGATTAGATAAGTTCTTTGAGTTCTGTCAAGAGTTTGATCTACGTAGAGACCACCTATTAGCTGAAGACTATCAGATCTTCTCACATAGACTTCATTGGCATGAACATCCGTTTTG